CGAACAACTAAAGTTCCATTTTGATGGAAAGATGGCTGAATACTATGATATCATGATTGAGCGAATTAGCGGAATGAAGCGAAAAGATGGCTGGGACGGTATTTACCGAGCGACTTCAAAATAATACGCTAAGTCGTTGATTTTTAAGACCCTTATAAGTCGTTGATTTATAAGGGTTTTTTATACCTTGCTAAGTTATTGATTTTTAAGGAGTTTATTATTTTACTTCTGGTTTCAGGGGAGTATAATGGTTGTATGGAAGGAGAATACTATGTTTGACCGTATGCCACTGATTTCCTCGGAAGTCGAGGTAACAACTAGTTTCAAGGAATCTTATCTGTTCTCGGATAGTGAGTTCCGATTCACAACTTATCGCGGAAAGGTTATCAATCCGCCATATCCGATTAGCAACACAGAGTTTGCTCTCGCAGACAAATCCATGCCATTCGGTCATCGCATCATTAATCTGCGTCATGTCTTTGACCTGAAAATGATTAAGGGTGCAACGAAGCCTGTCGTTCAACAAACCAAGATCGTACATATAGAAGTTCCAGGAAGCAAAGGAAACACATATCACGTGACTAACGAAAGTGGTCGCTGGACGTGCACCTGTGCTGGATTTCAATTTCGCCGTCAATGCAAGCATACGCAAAATGCCAGCGTTGTATAATTTTACTTTCAACCAAAATCGTAGTATAATAGTTCTAAAGGATATTTATGGCTCAGCCAGAAAAGAAACGCAAACCGCGTAAACAATATGACGCCATTGGTGGCGAACCTGTAATCCATAACCCAGAGGGTGTGGAGTTTGTTCGTGCACTCAACTGGTTTAACAATCAGTGGACTCCTGACAACGCCAAGAAGTGGCTTGTAGGATACATGACAAAGAACAAGTATAGCAAAGATGATATTGCTACTGTGTCTGGTAAGGTTCGGAAACTGATTCCGACCACCGCATCTCTCGCGCGTCTATACACGAACGGATCTACTATCGATCCGAAGTATCACGCGACCATCAAACAAAGTATTGATACAGTCCTAGATTCTACTCGACCCGAACTTGATGATGACGGTAATCCTGTCATCGTAAACAAAGTTGTCAAGCCGAAAGCTGTTCCTAGTGAAATGCTTGAATTCATGGACGATCTCATCGCGCGCTCGCTCGCGGGAGAGAAGATTAAAGTCGACTTCTATAAAACGTTGATGGCTATGAAAGCGACTAAGTTTCACCTCGACGAACTGTCGTCTGAGTATTCTTTGTTGCTAGAAGAACTCAACGAACTGAGCGATAAGGAAGACGAGCAACTTCTCGAGGGCTACAATCATGTCAGCTGGAAAGCAGTCAAGCAAACTATTGAACTGCTGACTGACATGAATACTCAATTCAAACAGATTAAAGCTGTTACGAAATCTGCTGCTCGTAAACCACGCGCTAAGAAACCACCGAAAGTCGAAAAGATTATTGGTCGTCTCAAGTATCAGAAAGAGAACGCAGAGTTCCGTATCGCTTCTATTGACCCAGCTAAACTGCTCGGTGCCAAGTATCTGGTCGCGTTCAATAGTAAGACGCGCGACCTTTCCCTATACTACGCGAATGAGGGTGGTTTCTCTGTCAAAGGTACTAGCATTATCAACTTCGACGAAAGCAAATCGTTCACTAAGAAACTTCGTAAACCGCTTGACATCCTTCCGCACATTGATACTCGTATCAATGCTGAACGTCAATTTAAGCAGTTGAAAACTGAAGGACGTGCTGCTAACGGTCGCATGAATGATACCACAATTCTTTACAAGGTATGGTAATGAAAGGAATTATCTTTTTGTTTATTATAATGATTGCTTTAATGATTATTTCTTCCTTGCCATTCATAATCGGATTTATATTGGGGTTTCTAAGTGCGTAAACAATACTGGACTGTACAAATCTTTTATCACAAGCGACCACGACAAGGTCATTGCTTAGAACTAGATTATAATGATAAAACAACTGCTATTCAACACGCTGTTAGCTGGCGCGATCTCGGATACACTGTAAAGATAAATGCTGGCACAGATTTACCTTTGTTCTTTCGCGATCCGCGCGATGAAATGACCGACGAAGTCGAAGAAACCACACCAGTCGTGCCAATGAAGCGAGGACGAAAGGCAAAATATCTATGAGCGATAATAATGTAATTGACGTTGCTGACCGATTCAAAGTTAAACAGGAAGAAGTCAAAACCGAGAAACAAGTTTCTGAAGTTGTTGACAACTTTGTTACTGCTTATGACGAGGTCACTGACATCGCCGATCTTGCACTTCAAGCTGCATGGACGATCCTTGTGAGTCGTGGTATCAAGCCCACAGAAGTGAGCCCAAAAGACTATATTCTGTTCCGAGAAGCCATGTACTCTATGCTACTCGGCGAACGCAATATCCTACACCCACTGCAGGTCACCGCAGAAGATTTCTATGAAATGGTAACATAAAATGTTTATAATTGACTTACAACAAGTAATGATTGCTAATCTGATGACTCAGCTTGGCTCTCATCAAAATGCCAAGCTAGATGAAGATCTGCTTCGCCACATGATTCTGAACGGATTGCGTAATATTCGCAAGAAGTTTGCAGCCGACTACGGCGATATGGTTATCGCCTGTGACTCCAGCAGCTGGCGTCGTGGCGCGTTTCCGTACTACAAAGCCAACCGTCGCAAGAGTCGTGATGCTTCTGACATGGATTGGGGAACTGTGTTTGACACATTCGCTAAAGTCCGCGAGGAGTTGAAAGCATATTTCCCGTATCGCGTCATTCACGTAGATAATGCTGAAGCCGACGACGTTATCGGTGTTCTCGTACACAAGTTTGGTGTCGAGTTTGGTAATGCTGAAAAGATTATGATTGTCTCTGGTGACAAAGACTTCAAGCAACTGCAATGCTATAATAACGTCGAGCAGTACGATCCTACTCGCAAACGCATGCTGAGCTGTACGGATGCCGACGAGTTCCTGCGCGAGCACATTATCCGTGGTGATACTAGCGACGGTATTCCGAACATCCTGTCTAAGGATGACTGCCTTGTGACTGGTACGCGACAGGGTATCATTACCCAGAAGCGACTTGACTACTTTATGACTACTCCGTTTGAGCAGTTGAAAGACGAAGAGCAACGCAACTGGAAACGAAACGAGCTTTTGATTTCACTAAATAATATACCGAATGAGATTAAGGATAGGATTATCCAAGAGTATGACTCGGAAGCAGGTAAAGATAGGAACCAACTGTTCAACTACTTTATCAAACACAAACTAAAGTTTTTAATGGAAAACATTTCGGAATTCTAATGATGAAACGCATCTCCCAAATTCTCGAGGAAGCTGCTGCGCTTCCCGATGTACAATCCCGAGTAGAACACTTACACAAACATGATAGTGTAGTCCTGCAAGGTGTCCTTAAAGTTATGTTCGACGAAGATATCAATATGGATCTTCCAGACGGCGAACCTCCCTACAAACCAGCGACTCAAGAACAATCTTCTGATTTAGAAGAGCGTTTGTATTCAGAGTGGAAGAAGATGTATCTTTTCCTTCCTGGAAACAACGTTGCTAGGATTCGTCGCGAACAACTATTCATTCAATATCTCGAAGGATTACATCCCGAGGACGCAAAATTAATCCTTGCTATGAAGGAGCATCGTACACCGTGGAAACCGATGTCGGCTCATGTTGCTAGGAAGGCATATCCGCAATTGTTTCCCAAGCAAGTTGCAGAAGATAATGCTAAAGCTGAAAAAGAAGCTAAGACACAAGCTGTATGACTATAAAACGAACGTCTTTTCACGAAAGGGAAGACAACATCAAAAAACCAAAACGTCCTGAGCGCAAAGAACGTAATCTCAAAAATGCACTTAGGTCTAACGATCTCGACCATCTGCTGGAATATACCGAAGATGAGTTTGATGACGAAGAGGATTATCGATGGAAATGATAACATTCGCAGGTATTTTGGTAATTCTTGGTTGCTATGGCTGGTACATGCACCGACAAGGTAAGACCGCTGGCTTTATCAGGGGTGCTATTTGTGGCGGAAGCGTAGTTCTTTCTCAGCTCATACATGAGAAAACGCTGACGCGCACACAAGCAAAACAGATTCTTCCAGCACTTAATAATGAGTTAATTGATCACTTTATAGAGCAGATTAAAGATGCCACTGTACAATCTCAAAAACACCGAAACTGAAGAAGTCTTC